CCTCAATCTTTAAAAGACAAGTATTTACTAATCTTAGAAACATACTTGAATAAATTTCCAAGATAATATAATGGTAAAATTTATATCAAATTATTTTATAAAAGTTAATTAAAATAAATTTAGCATTTAGGGGTATATGTTAAATCGGATAAAGAGGGGAGATAAAAACACTCCCTTTTTTAGCTATAATGTCAAAAATAACATTGGTATAATTTTCGTATGTTTGCCAGTAAATACCCCACTAATGAACCAAGAAAATTTAAAAGAAGTTGGAATGAAATCCATTTATTTATTCATATCGTCATATAAAAGCGGCAAAATTAGTGCAATATTGATAGCAAGTTTAACTCTAACACTTCAACTGCAAATGCAATTATTATTTCTTTCAGCACTTCTTTTAACAGACTTTTTAACAGGAATAAATAAATCTCTAAAAAAAGCTAATGCTTCAAAAAGCCCTCTAAGATATTCCTTTTGGCAAACAATTACCTCAAGTAGAATGAGGGACTCTATCACTAAAGTAACACAATACATGCTTGTAGTAATCACATCTTTGCTTATACAAGTATTGTTTTTTCAAGGAGGTAGATTTGAAATACTTGATGCAAAGTTTTCTATCCCCAAACTAGTCGTACTGTTTTTAAGTACTATTGAAATTTATAGTATCTTTGAAAACTTAACAGGAAATAAAGAGAATATTCTCCAGAAATTAGAAGATGCCTGGATTAAATGGTGGCACTTAATTGTGAAAGGAGAGAAAAAATAAATTATGACAGAGGACAAAAAACCCAAAAAACCATTCAAAGAAACTAAAGTTGGTAAATTCTTAGCAGGTACAGGATCTGACATACTTAATGTCGTAGGAGAGATCTTGCCAGACCAAGGCTGGATGGGAATAGTAAAAAACTTAATCACAACAGACAAAGCATTGACAGATTCTCAAAGAGAGACAGCTCTGATGTTGCTTAAAGCAGACATGGAGGAGATGAAGTCAATTTCTAAGAGATGGTCTAGTGACATGGCATCAGATTCCTGGGCCAGTAAAAACATAAGACCTTATTCATTAGCATTCCTTACAGTAATGACAATAGCCCTTATATGGGTTGACTCTGCTGTATCAGACTTTGTAGTCGAGGAGTCATGGATAAACCTACTTAAGACATTGCTAATAACAGTTTACTTTGCTTACTTCGGTAGTAGAGGATATGAGAAGGCCCAGACAATAGTGGGTCGATATAAACAAAGATTATAAAACTTTAAAAAATGAGTACAGAGAGGAAGAAGTACAGATTTATTTTAGAGAGACAAAATGCTGATGCAGTTCAGACATTAGGAACTCTCTATATTGTTAACGAGTCAGACAGGATTCAATTCAAGTGCTGGTCATTAGAATTGCCACCACTTAAGAATTTGAAGATGAAGTCTTCAGTACCTGCAGGAGAATACAAGGTAGTACGTAGATGGTCCCAAAAGTATGGTAACCACTTTCACGTACTAGACATTGAGGATAGAAGCCTTATTCTAATACACCCAGGTAACACATATCTTGACACAAAGGGATGTATTCTAGTAGGAAATGACTTAGGTTACGTAAACAATGATAGTCACCTTGATTTGTTAAACTCAAAGGACACTATGGCTAAGTTACTTGAGCTAATAGACTACTCTACAACCATCCTAATAGTAGAGAATGAGGCTGAAGAAGAAGAAGAATTTATACAGCTAGAGGAGAAATAGCTATAAACTTGATTTTTCTGCATACAAGGTATTGCTTACTTTTGTATCAGGAGAATTAAACACAATATATGGAAGGATTAGAATTAAGCATGGATGACTTAGGTATCACTGACGATAATGGTGCTATCTTTGACGCATTCAAAGCTTCAAAAACAGACAAGAAGGCAACTGACAATGTGGACATTGCAGACCCTTCGAAACAAAAGAATAATAGTAGTGAGGATATAAAAACTCCAGAGAGCGTAGCTACTAAAGATGATCAAGGTCAGGACGGTAAAACTACGGATGAGTCCAGTAGTAATTCTTCCTCTCCTCAAAAAGTGGACAGTTCTAAACTGTACACATCTTTAGCTGCTAAACTCAAACAAGAAGGAGTTTTACCGAGCCTTGACTTATCAAAGACTGAGATCAAATCTTTAGAGGACATTAACAAAGCAATGACTGCTGAGTTAGAGGGAAGATTAGACTCGAAACAAAAAGCTATTAGTGAAGCAATGAAGTTAGGTTTAGATGTTAATAAGACATCACAACAACTTGACACCATTTCTAAGCTAAAAGAAATTCCTGAAGAGTTCTTAGCTCAAGATGGTAATGACCAGTTTAGATTACAGGTTATTGCACAAGACTTTAAGAACAGGGGTATTGATGCTAATAGAGCAAATGAGATGGCACAAAGAGCCATTGACGCTGGAGCTGGTGTTTCAGACGCAAGATTAGCTTTACAAGAGATTATTAAGTTTGAGGAATCTGCTTATAATCAATCAGTAAAAGATGCTCAAGATAAGGAATTAAAAGAGCTGGATGACATTAAGTCTCAAGTTTTCAAGGACGAGGAAATACTCCCAGGAGTTAAACTCACGGACGATCAGAAAGAGTTAATATACTCTCAGATGACAACTGACCTTGGTAATAAAGAAAATGCATTCATGCGCGCACAGAAACAAGACCCTATGGGTTCACGAGTTAAGCTTGAAGCTTTGTATCATTTAACAGATGGTTTAAAAGACTTTTCAATGTTTGGCAAGAAGATGGTTAAGAAACAGAACGATTCGTTCGAGGACTTACTACGAGGTAGCTCTTTTGCTACTGAAGGAGATGGAGGTTCATCAGCAGATCAATCTAATTCTTACGGAGACTTAGGTGACCTAAAGGATATAATTTTTGAATAATTTTTTTTAACACCTTTAATACAAAAACAAAATGCAATTAGGTAAATTTCAAGTGACCGATGCTAAAGCTTTTGCAGGTATGATTAACCCAGAGAACACTTTAGGTGCTATCTGGAAAGCTGCTCCCCAAAAGATTAATAGCTCGATGATTAAATTGCTTGCTATTCATAGAGGAAAGTCTCTTGAAAGTATGCTTGCAAAGTTCGACACAAAGTTTGTCGAAAATGATAATGAGTTCTATTGGGAACTTATTGGTAGTTCAAGACGTAACATTTCTCTAGTGGAAGCTAGATATAAGAATGCTACAGTAGGAGCTGGAGATAACAACATTGGTGAAGGTTCATCAACGTTTGAACTTGTATTCCCAGAACAATGGTTTTTCAAAGGAGAAATCGTTACTGGTGAAAAGAATGAGATCTATCCAATCAGATTATTAGACGATGGTGTACCAGAAGGTAACAACATGGTTTATCAAGCTGAGATGGCTGGTGGTAATAGAGATGGTATGCCAGGTGCAGAACTTGTACATGGTAAGAAATTTACTGAGGAGTTTGCTCCAGTAGGTAAAGGTCTATCTCGTGAAGTAGGTGGTGTCCGAAGAGTAACTCCAATCTCTATGAGAGGTGAGCTTACTACTATCAGAATTGACCACAAACTTCCAGGTGATGCTACAGGAAAGAAAGTTGCTATTGGTATTCCAGTAATGGATAAAGCTGGTAACAAGAAAGTTTTCGGTACATTGGCCCTTTATGAAGATTGGTTAGTTGAGCAAGAGTTCTCTTTATACAAAAACAAAGCGTTGATGTATGGTAAGAGTAACAGAACTGCTGACGGTGAGTACCATAACTTCGATGTTTCAGGTAGAGCTATCAAAATTGGTTCTGGTATCCGTGAGCAAATGGAGCAGTCTAACACTTTCTACTACAACAGATTCTCTATCGAGATGTTGGAAGAAATCCTTTTCGGATTATCAGAAGGTAAATTAGGATTTGGACAAAGAACTTTCATCCTACGTACAGGAGAAAGAGGTGCTGCTGAGTTCCACAAAGCTGTATTGCAAACAACTTCAGGTTGGTCTGCACACGTATCAGCTCCAGGAACTGGACCAAGTGGTATCCAGAAAACTTCTTCTGAACTTCACGGTAATGCATTCAAAGCTGGATTCCAGTTCACTGAGTACATGGCGCCAAACGGTGTAACTGTTAAGTTAGAGGTAGATGATTTCTATGATGACAAAGTAAGAAACACTATAAAAATCCCTGGATCAAATGGTGTTGCTGAATCTTACAGATTTGACATTTTCTATATTGGAACTCCAGAAGAGCCAAACATCCAACAAGTTAAAGTTCGTGGAAAAGAAGAGTACAGAGGTTACCAATGGGGCTTCAGAAATCCTTTCACAGGTGCTGCTAACAACGGTTCAATGGGAACATTGGAAGATAGTGGAACAATCACTAAGTACTGTCAGTTAGGTGTCGTAGTTTATGACCCAACTCGTACTGCACAGATCATCCCTTACGAATTAGCGTAATAGATATAAAGGTTTTTAGCTGGGAGTTGACCTTATAACTCCCAGCATTTTTTAAGAGAGAGAAGAATTTTAAATAAAATAATAATGGCAACTAAAAAAGAAGCTCCTAAAGTGGAGAAGGTGGAGAGTAAAATCCCATCAACAGACTTCCTTGAGAATAGGACAATAACTGTTAAGTATATAAAGAAAGAAAGTGATTACATCAAAGACCCTAAACATGCTGGGTATGGTGGACTATTTATTGGATCAGCAATTGCTATCCCACCACCATTGATGAATAATAAGAAGATGAAGAATCTTCTGACAAAGAAAGAGAAAGCTGGTTTAGAGTATCTCTTGGATAAGAATCTAAGTATCTATGGTGACTTCTGGAAAGAGGAATATGATAAAGGAAGTATCTTCCCAATCTACCTGGATAAAGATGATAAAACACTTGACCTTTCTGACCCAATGCAGTACATAGTGTGGAAGGTATTATTAGCTTCCCCAATTGTTGCAAACAATTTAGGAGAGATTCGTCACAGAGCCACTAACCGTTTCGTAATGGTTGAAGAAGGTGAAGAAGTGAGATCTCAAAAAGAAGCTGTAGGATCAAAGGTTATTGCTTTCAAGAAGTATGTACAATATGAAGATGATAGAGCTGTACTAAGATACATATTACGTAACTTGGGTAGATATACAGACAAGAATCAGTCATTAGATTTCTTACAAGTTGAGACAGCTAAGCTAATTGAGAAGGATGCTAATATGTTCGTTTCAATTGTAACTGATGAATATTTAAAAACAAAAGTAATTCTTGAAGAAGCTTTTGAATATGGAGTAGTTAACCTGCGTGACAATAGATATTACACAAAGGATGACCAGCCAATCTCAGACGGAAATTCACCTACTTTAGAAGTAGCTGCAGAATTTCTTGCAAAGCCATTAGGCCAGGAAATGAGATTAGCAATTGAAGCTAAGTTAAAACAAGCTAAAAAATTATAATGACAGAAACTGAATTTTCATCAGAGTTTGATTTAAAATATGATAACGCAAGTAAAGGTGCGCCAGATTTGGATTTATACGAAAAATCTGTGTACCTTACTACTGCTGAAGAAGAGATTGTAAAAGCCTATTATACGCCTGAAACTAACAAGTTGAAGCAAGGCTTTGAAATGTCAGAGAAGAGAAGAAGAACCATGTCTGAGTTAGTTAAAAGCTATGCTCAGACTACGTTCACCCAATCTTCAAGGGGAATTGTTAAAGATTCTAAATTTGTTGCAATCCCCACAAATGTTTTCTATATTGTAAGCTCACACATAACACTGGTTGATACCAAGAATGAGTGCAACAATGGAAGACAAATTTCAGTTAGACCTATAACTCATGATGAGTTTTGGGCGGATAATAAAAATCCATTCAGAAGGCCTAATAGAAATAAAGCATGGAGATTAGACATCTCTAAAGATGGAGCCAATCCAGTATTGGAAATTGTGAGTCCATTTGAATTGTCTAAGTTTGAGATGAGGTATATTAAAGCGCCAGAACCAATCATCCTAACTGATATTGCATCAGGGGAATTTGAAGGAATGGGCTTGACTATAAATGGTAAGACAGCACCTCAGACATGTCTCTTGAATAGTGAGATTCATAGAGAGGTATTAAATAGAGCAGTAGAGTTAGCTATCAGGGATTTCCGTGAGAATAACTTAAAAACACAAATAGAAACAAATAACAGAGTTTAATTAAATACAATAGAAATTATGGCATTAAGTGCACAACAACAAGTAAGACATCTTTATGTAGCTGAATCAGTGAGCGCAGCAGGCGCATCATCTGCAGTTGACACAGACAAAGAAGTGGGTATTGCATCAGCAAGCGGAGTTGCTCCTGCGGCAGGTGTGGACTTCAAAGTTTACAGTCAATCAGAAGGTACAAAAATTGCTTCACCTATCGTGAAGGCGGATAAAGTTGCTTACGCAAAATCAGTACAATATGTAGCTCCTGTAGCAGGTCAAGTTGACTTCGCAGTTCCTGGAACTCCAGTAGCAGGTACATTGTACACAGCAACAATCACAATCGTAGGATACGGTTCTTTATCTCCAGAAGATGAATACCTTAAAAAAGGATTCTATCAAGCAGTAACTGGTGATACTCAAGCTTCAGTAGTAGATGGTTTGGTAGCTTCATTGAACAGAAACTTTAGCCGTGAGGTTGGAGCAACTGCAAC